CAGACAACCCTTACTTGTTCGAAGACGGTCAATATGAAGCGATGTTGATGTCTCTACCAGAAATAGAGAGAAAAAGACTACTAGAAGGTGATTGGGACGTAGCAGACGGCTCTGCCTTCACTGAATTTAGCCGTGCAACACATGTTGTAGAGCCTTTTGAGGTTCCTATAGGCTGGTCTAGGATAAGATCAGGCGATTATGGGTATTCTTCACCTTCTTGTATCCTGTGGGGTGCAATAGACTGGGATAATAACATCTGGATCTATAGAGAACTGTATGTAAAGGGCTACACAGGAGAAAGATTAGGAGATATGATTGTAGAGATGGAAAGAAACGATCCTCCTATGCAATTAACTACATTAGACTCATCCTGTTGGAATAAAACAGGTTTAGGGCCTTCAATAGCAGAAACTATGATAAAGAGAGGAGCTAGGTGGATACCTGCAGACAGACACAGAATAGCCGGAAAGATAGAAGTGCACAGGAGATTAGCTTGCGATGACAGAGGTAATCCTAGGGTTCGCTTTTTTTCTACGTGCAACAATACAATCAGGACTTTACCTACACTACCCATATCTAAAACCAATCCTGAAGATGTGGATACGAAGGCTGAAGACCATGCGTATGATGCATTGAGGTATATGGTAATGAGTAGGACTCTAATGAACGTGCACACTCCACATAGGATGATGAAGCAGACGCAGCAGTATGAACCTCAAGATCAAGTATTTGGATATTAATAGATGACAGAAGAATTTACAGTTAAATTACAAAAAGATGTTAAGGCTCAGTCAGAGTTGCCTCTTTCTGAAATGTTAGACATAGAAGTTAAACGTAAACAAAAAGATGTTGTAACCGACAACATAAACAAAATTAAAAATATTTTATCTAAAACAAAAATAGATTTAGGTGATGGTACAAAAGTTACTGCTTTAGAAATGACTGGCGAGCAGTTAAAAGCTAGAGGAGATATTTTTGAAGCTGCTTTAGTAGAGTCCCCAGAAGGTAAAAAATTATCTCCTTCAGGGAGAAGAAATTTAGTTTTAGCTTTAGATACTGTTTTTAAAGGCTCAGGTCTTGGTTCCCCCCTCATACAGACCATAATGGAAAAAAGAATGGGGGCAGAGAAATTTGAAGCAGCTACCAAAATGTCTTTAAGAAGAGCTAGGGCATCAATTGAAGAGTTGCCTATAGAAATATATCAAAAAGTTCCTGCTATAATTAAAAAATTAAAAGGAGAGTCTAAACATTTATTGGCAATGGCTTTTTTAGGAGGTTGGAGAGCAGAAGATTTAAATAAATTAAATATAGAAAACATTAGTTTTACAACTGGAAAAGCAACACAAAAATTAAAAGGTAAAGATAAAGCATTTGTTTTTTCTTCTGCACAACTAGATGTTCTTAAAGAATTAAAAGGAGATAGAATTTCAGGCCCTCTATTTAAAAATACCAAAAAGGCTCAGAAAGAAATAAACGATATTTTAAGTGCTACGCTTCCCGAGGTAGATACTATAACTGGAGAAGGAGTTGTAAAACAAGCTAATTTTACATACTATAAATTAAGAAATGCCAACGAAACATTACATGCAGAAATAGAAACTCCAGAAAATATAAGAGATGTAGCTACTGGTAGAAAAGCAAAATCAGAAGCACTAGGTTACATTTCTAAAAAATCTAATAGGATTAAAGTTACTAATGCCGGTAATAAAGTAAATGCAATGGCTGCTGGATATTCTGGTCGAACATCTTTAAAACAACTGATGCATGATATGGGCTATACAAACACTTCTACTAAAACTAACTTAGTTAAAGTTACTAAAGATATTTTAATAGATGAAGATTACATAGAAATGTTAGATGAAACATTTTATAAATCACTTCCCGGAACTTATGGTAGTTTTAATAAAAGCCCTGATGTAAACCTTGCTATAACAGAAGCCACTGATGAATTAGGAACTGAACTTATAGGGCTGTCTAAAGAAACTATAAAAGGACAGAGGCTTGATAAAAAAGCAGAGAACATTGAAAAAGAAAAAAACATAGGAAGTAAAAAGAAAAAAGGAAAAATAAACACAGACAATGCTGTTATAAAAAATTTAATGAAGGGTGCTGGGGTAGATGAAGAACAAGTAAAAGACATGAATTTTAAAGATTTATACGACAAGTATAAAGCAAATTTAAAATCTGGTGGACAAGAGTTTAGAGCTGACGATATAAATACTCCAAGAGTAACAAGTTACGGTGCTGCGGTAGAAGCTGCTGCTCCTGATTTTTTAGATTTCGTAACAGACCCTGATACATTAAAGACTGCAAGTAAAGTAGCAGCCAATGTAGTTGGAGGTATTCCCGGAAAAGTATTAAAAGCAGGTAAACTTATTTTAGGTAATCCTGTAAAAAATGTAGCAGACAGACCTATTGAAGACCCTGCAGATTTACAAGGAGGATTAATAGAAGAGGGAAGACAGCAAAGAATACAAGAACAAATGGCGGCTATAGAAGATAGTATGGTTAACGTGCCAGAAGAAGACGTTGTTCCTGAGACAACTGAAGAGAAAACTCAGAGAGAACTAAGCCAATTAGGTTTTTAACAATAAAAAAAGGAGACTAAACATGCCATACGGTAATAAAAGTGCATACAAATCAGGCTACATTATGGGTCAGATGAGTAAACAAGGAGCTATGAGTGAAGTAGGTGAAAACCTTTACAGAGAGAAGTTAGACCCTATGTTAATGGGAGAAAATTCAGGAGAATTTAAACAAACTGAAGATTCTAAATCAGCTTCTGGTAGCGAGCATATGAAACAGGCTGGTTACATCATGGGACAGACACCAAAAGTATAATAAACTTAGGATAGATTATGGATCAACCTATAGACGCATCTGAAGATATGACCGCTGACGCTCCCGGTCTTGTTGGGTATATACAAGAGAAGCAAAGGGAGGCAGAAGACGGTAGGCAAGTACACGAAGAAAGATGGTTAAGAGCTTATAAAAACTTTCGTGGTATTTATGATAGTACTACTCAGTATACAACAACTGAGAAATCAAAAGTATTTATAAAGATAACCAAGACTAAAGTTCTTGCTGCCTACGGACAGATTGTAGATATCTTATTTGCAAATAAAAAGTTTCCTATCACGGTAGAGTCCACACCTGTACCAGAAGGGATAACAGAATTTGCTCATCTACAAACACCCTTAGATGATAATAAACCTACAAGTCCTTATGGGTTTGAGGGAGATGGTAGAGAGTTTCCTCCCGGAGCTAAAGGAGTTGAAGGAGAATTAGATTACCTAGGAGGGCTTAGTAAAAAATACGAAGGTGCTCCTGTTGCTAAGGGCCCTGCCTTAATGGGAGAACCACAAATATCTCCTGCTAAAGAAGCGGCTTTAAAGATGGAAAAGATAATACATGATCAGTTGACTGGTTCTAATGCTATTTCTACTCTTAGAAATTCTATTTTCGAAGCAGTTCTATTAGGTACAGGCATAGTAAAAGGCCCTTTTACACATACAAAAACTGTACATAAATGGAGTAAATCTGAAGAGGGAGAAAAAGTTTATGAGCCCTACTACAGAGATGTTCCTAAAGTAGAGTCCGTATCTTGTTGGGACTTGTATACAGACCCGGTTGCAACAAGCATAGAAGATTGTGATTATGTGATACAGCGACATAAAATGAATAGATCACAGATTAGAGGTTTAATGGACATGCCAATGTTCGATGCAGATGCTATTCGTGAGGTGTTAGCAGGTGGTGGTAACTATCAAGATAAGTATTATGAAAGTATTATAAGAGATGAAGAACAAACACAAACAAGTACATATGATAGGTTTGAAGTATTAGAGTATTGGGGTTGCGTAGATGCTACTTTTTTACAACAGGTAGGAGTAGACACTTCTGGAGTTGATGACCTAGGACAGGTACAAGCTAATATTTGGATATCTGGAGGACAGGTACTAAGAGCTGTTATCAATCCTTTCATACCTATGCGTATGCCTTATCAAGTATTTCCATATGAAATAAGCCCATATCAAATCTGGGGTATTGGTATTCCAGAGAACATGGAAGATGCTCAGATGCTAATGAACGGACATGTTCGTATGGCAATAGACAACCTGTCGTTAGCAGGTAACATGGTTTTTGATGTTGATGAGACATCATTAGTTCCCGGACAGAACTACGATATATTTCCGGGTAAGATATTCAGAAGACAGTCTGGCGTTACAGGAACCGCAGTGAATGGTATTAAGTTCCCTAATACCGCAGGTGAAAACATACAGATGTATGATAAAGCTAGACAGTTGGCTGATGAAGAAACTGGTATTCCCAGTATTATGCACGGGCAGACAGGCGTTACAGGAACGGGCAGAACAGCAGCTGGCCTATCAATGTTGTTAGGATCAGCTGGATTATCCATTAAAACTGTTATTAAGAATTTGGATGATTATCTTTTGAAACCTCTAGGCGAATCGTTATTCCAATGGAATATGCAATTTAATGAAGATGACCCAGAAATAATTGGTGATTTAGAAATTAAACCAAGAGGCGTATCATCTGTGATGCAGAAAGAAGTACGATCACAGAGGTTAACAATGTTGTTACAAACAGTAGTAAACCCAATGTTAGCTCCATTTATTAAGATTCCTAATCTTATAAAAGAGTTAGCAATTTCACAAGATATTGATCCGGACAGTTTAGTTAACGATATTAACCAAGCTCAAATATACGCAGAAATGCTGAAAGGAATGCAAAATGCCCAACAACCAACAGAACAGCAACCAGAATCAGGAAGTCCTCAAACAATTGGCCCCGGTGGTGAACAACCCGCAGGTATGGGAGCCCCTACACAAGCTCCTTCAGGGACTTCACCTTCAGACCTTACAGGGGCTGGTAACGGCACAATCGGAGTTGGAGGTGTTCCGGCTGCAGGGGAGAGCCAGTTTGCTGGCAATGCTTCTCAACTTGAAGAATAATTTTGATCAAATGAAAAAGGAAGATAAGAAAAAATAATGGCAACACCAGATACAGGTTTTTTAGATCAAGGAATTAATATTTCCAACACGGGGCTAGGAGAACAGTCTGCTTTTTTAACGGAAAAAGATTTAGATCCTGCGTACAAAGTAACTAAAGTTAAAGAAACTATACCAGATGCTCCTCCTATCTCTGTAAGAGGCGGGGTGGATCAGTTTGCATCTAAAGACTTATCTAACATAATATCACCTTTTCAAGACCCTACAGCTATAGAAGAAAGAAGAAAAAAAGAAAAAGAAGTTAGAGAAAGTATAGCTAGGGGCGGTGGAGCAGGGGAATTATTTGTTTCTGAACCTGATATAAATTTACAAGATCCTCAAGTTATGGATTTTAATGTAGATACTTCTCTTCCTAGTGCTTCTGTAGATATATCTGGTAGTCCTTCTCCAGACATATCTGATAAAAGAATTTTAAAACAGCAAGCAGAAGATTTTGAAGAGTATTCTATAAAAGACCCTTTTAAACTTACTAATGATGACTATAAAAGATTTGCAGAAGAAACAGCTTTTAATGTAGCTTCTAGCTCAGTTGGTGCAACAGAATTAGTAGGGGGTGCTTTTAAAGCTGGTAAATTTGCTTATGATAAATTAGGTTTTGGTACTGATGTTTTTGCTAACTCTGCTTTTGTAAGAAATCCACAATCTTATTACCAAAGTATAACTGGTGGGGGTGTAGGAGTTCCAGACACTAGTGGATTATTAGCAACAGACGCTGTAACAGGAGCAACTACATATGCACCATCATCAGCTGTTGCAAATCAAACTGCACAATCTACTGTTGTAAGAGATTCAGCTATCATTACAAAAGAAGGTCTTAAAACAGCGGCTAAATACGCAGGAACTGCTATAGCTGCTTACAGTGCTTTTGAATCGTTTAAAGAAAAAGATTATATTCAAGCAGGTTTACAAGCAGGTATTGCATACGCTACTGCTACAGGACAGGCGGGACTTGTTCTAGCTTTAACAGCAGCAAGCGTAGCACAATCTTTCTTTAGATTTGGAAGAGGTAAACCAAAACCGGGTATGGGTGGTTCAGAACTTAAATATGATCCTGAGACTGGACAATTAGCTCATAGTGATACTTGGAGTTACAATGGGTTTGATCCATCTCAAGCAAAAACACACACGGATTCTGCCGTTAAATTTGTAAATAATTATATGAAAGAATTTGGAGTT